GACTGGCACAACGGCTATAGCGAAACTGCCGCCGACGGCAGCGTAACGTATCCTTGGTTAACTCGGCGCGAGTGCATCGCGGATGCACAAAGCCAAGGCGCGAAAGCGCAATTTAAATACCCGCAGGCGCGGCAATGAACCCCGCCCAACTGCTAACCACGCTGCGCCAGCTGACCGACACGGCCAGCAAATACCGCGACCAGGCGCGCGCACGCTATCACGTCAAAGGCGAGCTCGAAATTGGCCAGTCCGCGGAGGTGCATCGCACAAATAAAGGCGCGTGGATCCGCGCTTATGTTTTTATTCCTAAATCGGAGGTGACGAAATGAAATATCAAATTCGCGGATTGTGGAAACGCGCAGAGGTTGACGATTATGAACAAGGTTGCATCGGTCCATCGGCTGATCACTGGATTGATCTGCAATTTACTGCCGCCGACATTCCGGCCACAATCAAAAAAGCGGCCGATTTTGTAGGCGTAGATTCTGACGGGATCGAACTAGACGCATGCGACGAAACCGGCCGGATTGATTTTGCCCGGACCGAAACTGACGACGGCAGCGAATTGACGCCGGCGGAGGTTGCCAAATGGAAAGCCGGCGAGCTTCGCGCCTGGTATTGCGTATATACGGGCTATCTCGAAAAGGTTGAAACCGTATCGGCATGCCAATAGCCCGCCCTTCCCCACAAGCCCGGCCACCGTGCCGGGCTTTTTCACGCCTGCCGCGCGGAGATAATCCGCATCCCAAGCGCGCGGAGGCAACGCCGTAACATGGCCGAGTTACCGATCACGGCCGCGTTACCCATCGCGCCGAAAAATAACGCCCGCCCCTCACGGACCACGGGTTATGCCGATTTGAAATTCTGCCGATCGGGTTATGCCCGCTTGCGCGTCGTGTTCCAGTCTGCAGACCGGTAACAAATCGAGTCGGAACAGAAGTCGGAACTTTAATTTTTTCTTTAATAATCTTATATTTACATTTACTGTTACTAATATAAATATAAATATGGCTATTGACGGAAAATTTCGCAGCGCCCAGCCGCCGTGTCGGTGGCCAATATATTCCGCAGCGCGCCTTGCCGCCCGCCAGCTTTCCTGCCGTAGCTTCGTGAAATTTCGCGGAACTTGCGAATTTCTCAATTTTTTGCTGTAAAATCATTGTTACCAGGTCGGAACGCAGGCCGGTAACAACCCGAAAGGTGGAACGTATGCCCGTCTATTTCAATGGAAAACAGGTCAATTACCTGCCCCGTGAGGAATTGCGCGCTGGCGATCGCGTCATCCTGCCCGAATCAATCATCGAGCGCGCCAAGTATGGCCGGCAGTTGCGTGAAATGGGCCGCATCGTGAAAACGCACAAAGGTCCGTTTGACGGCTACTACACGGTGGATTTGCTGAGTCGGCCTCGCGCCAAGACTTACGCCCCGAAGCGCAAAGTCAGCCCGCGGGCGGACCCGGCATATCGGCGTCGTGCCGAACGCCGCGCTTGGCACCGTGCCAGAATCGCGGCGAACCCGTTTAACTAACGCACTTGATCCACAAAACAGGCGTGGCCATCGACACGGCGGCATCCGCTTCGTGCGAACCGATGCGCGCCCCGTCAAGATTGAATTTGCCCTTTGCGTAGCCCCGGCGCAGGACGCGCAGGATAGTCCTGTTTCCGGTGTCGATGAGGCACCAGCGTCCCAGCGCCTCGGCGTCAACGCTGTTGACATTAATGCAACGCCAGCGAATAATGAGCATGTCCTATGCCAAACACCGCGCAAATTTCACTGCAAGACGTAAACCCTTTCGAGGGCTTGTCGCGCCTCGGCCGCTTGCCTGAAGAAGTCCGCCCGCCGACGACGCAGGCTGAGCGTGTGCTGCGCAAATTCGGCGGCGTGCGCAAATTGGCGCGCATTCTCGGGCTGGCACCCTCGACCGTGGCGCGGTGGAACTGGCCGAAGTCGAAAGCGGGGGGCACCGGTGGCCGGATCCCCAGCGACAAGCTGGAAAAGATCATGTCAGTGGCACGCGCGCATGGCGTGCTCTTGACCGACGAGGACATTCTGCCAAAACCGTTACCGCGCAAATGGGTGCGCTACGCTCACAATGAATAGCATCCTCGGCATCGACCCCGGCCTTGATGGAGCGCTTTGCATCTACAACGGCGAGCATGTCGATATTTTGGATATGCCGACGACAGAGCGCGTGGTGAATGGCAAAGCCAAACGCCAGATCGACGCTTATCAGGTGGGGAACTGGCTGGACCTGAATCGCGGTCGCATCAAGCGCGCGGTGGTCGAGCACGTCACGTCAAGCCCGCAGATGGGTGTCGCCAGTGCATTCAGCTTTGGCTTTTCGACCGGCGTGATTCACGGTGCGCTGGCTGGCAACGCGATACCGCTGCTAACCGTGCGTCCGCAAGACTGGAAATCGGCGTTCGGGCTGATCCGGCAGCCGAAGGATGCGAGCCGTGGCGCTGCCAGCCGTATCGCGCCGGCGCATTCTAGCCTGTGGCCGTTGAAAAAGCACGACGGCCGCGCTGAATCTTTTTTGTTGGCTGTTTACGGAATGAGGTTTTTGAATTGAGTCAGACACGGGCTCAATCCCTGATCGAGTCGGCGCTTAACATAGGCTCCGGCTTTTTTATCAGCCTGGCGGTGTGGGTGTGGATCGTCGTGCCGGTGTGGAATTTGCCGGTGCGCCCGATCGACAATCTCGGCATCACCGGTCTGTTCACGGTCGTCAGCGTAATTAGGAGCTACGTGTGGCGGCGAATTTTCAACCGAATTCATGGGGGACGACGTTGAAACTGATTGGATTAGCAGGACCCGCGGGTAGCGGCAAAGATTCGGTGGCGGACATTCTCTGCCGCGACCACGGTTTCGTGCGCTACGCGCTGGCGAAGCCGATTAAGGATATGTTGCGCGTGATCGGCGTGGATGCGGACAACCGCGAAACCAAGGAAAAGCCGAACCCAATATTCGGCGTGAGCCCGCGCAGGATGGCGCAGACGCTCGGCACGGAGTGGATGCGCGACACGATCCACAAGGACGGGTGGTTGTTGCTGGCCGACGTGTTCCTGCGCGCCGCGGTGGACACCGGCGCGGCCGGCGTCGTCATCACGGACGTTCGGTTTCCCAACGAAGCGGCCTGGCTCGCAGAACGCGACGGCGTGGTGTGGCACATTCGGCGCCCCGGCATCTGCCCGGTCGAAGCGCACGCCAGCGAAAACGGCATTGGAGTTTACCCCGGCGATCTGATTATTCCGAACACCGGCTCGATCGCTGACTTGGCCGACACGGTGCGCAAGGCGATCGAGTCGCCGCATTTGTTCGCGGTTACGGGAGAATGAAATGCTAACGAAAGATGAGCTGTTAAGCGCGGTGCCGGAGGAAATCATCGGCAATCCGTGGGTGCAGAACGTGATTGAAACGCTGCGCGGCATGGGCGGGGAGGCGGCTATCTGGATGCAAAGCGAATATGCTGAACATAATTGTGACTACTGCCAACTGAAAGCCGAACTCGCAGAGGCGAAGGTCGAAGCTGCGAGGCTGCGGGAGGATGCTGCAAGGTTTAATTGGTGGTTTTCAAGATCACCAGAACAGCTTAGTCAATTCTGGAGTGCAAAAGAAGATGGAACACTATCGTCACCAGATGAGGCAAGAAAAACAATCGACGCCGCCAGAGCGCAAGGGAGTGAGCGTGGCTGATACTGTTTTGCAGATACTTGAGCGAGCCAGAATCGGTAACTGGACGATGGGGCAACTTGCCGAAGAATGTATCAAAGAGGGCATGGAGATGGCCGCTGAGATTGTAGCCGACCACTGGAATAACCAATTAATTATGGTGAACCAAAAAGCGCAAGCAGAACGTAGCGCCCAAGCCATCCGATCAGCGAAGGAGAAACTGTGAACAACAGAGCGCAAGGGGGTGAGCGTGGCTGAGTGCATACACGGTTCTGTTGCGTATTTGTGCATCAAGTGCCAGCCGTCTGACTACAATCGCGGCAAAGCCGACGGCATCAAAGAGGGCATGGAGAGGGCGGTTTTAATTGCCGAAGGACATGCCAAACATTGCATATCAGGCTGCTGCGAATGGACAGCTAAAGAAATACGATCAGCGAAGGCGAAACTGTGACTAACGAGTGCGTGGCGGGGGTGGTGTGAAACTCAGAGAGGACATAACAGAAGGCAACGCGGTAACTGTGCGCTGGCTTGGTTGGGGCGACATTAAAGACAATCACGGCGAGCTAATCGGAAGCTACATGTTCATACAGTTGCCCTCTTACAAAATGGTCAGGTGTTTTGTTAGCGACAAGTATGTAATGGGAAAACTAACCATTGGAAAACTCTGCCGCAAGCGCAACGGTTCGTGGCTTCCGGAAAAATACATTTTTGAATACTGGCCAATTTAAATCCGTGATTATCAACGCAAATATGTGGGCAACTGACGCGATGGTAAATGCGATATGGAAAGCCATGATTGCTGCAGCCGAAAAACCGAGTGGATAGCCTCTACCCTTACCAGAAAGAAGGTGTCGAATGGCTGACAACGAAAAGATTTGCCCTGCTTGCGGACGAGCCGGGCCTGGGGAAGTCGGCGCAGGCGGCGGTAGCGGCCGATCGGATCCGCGCGGAACGGGTGGTGTTGCTCTGCCCGGCCAGCGTGCGGGTGAATTGGGCAAGGCAGTGGTCGATGTGGGGTTCTGGTATCGCAGATGTTTTGCTTTCCCGCCGGGATACTATCTCCACCCACTGCAGGGTGGCGGTTTCGTCCTACGACGGGACGCTGGCGCCGGAGATTCTGCGCCGGCTAACGGCATTCAATCCGACGCTGCTGGTGCTCGATGAAAGCCACTACCTCAAAAGCATCGACGCAAGACGAAGCCATGCGGTTTTGGGAAAGTCAGGCCTTGTCCACTGTGCGCAGCGCACTTGGGCATTGTCAGGGACGCCTGCTCCCAATCATGCGGGTGAACTCTACCCCCTGCTTCGAGTTTTCGGTGCAATACGACACGACCACGAATCGTTTGTCAGTCGATTTTGCGCTGTTCGTCAAACCCAATTCGGCCCGCAAATCGTCGGCTCGAAAAATATCCCCGAACTCCGGCAGATCCTCGCGCCGGTCATGCTTCGCAGAAGGAAAAAAGACGTGATGACGCAACTGCCGCCCATTCGCTTCGACGACGTGGTTGTTGAGCCCGGCCCCATCGACGAGGAACGGTTTTTCTACGACTACTTTGCCACCAAGCAGGTGCAAAAACTCTACGACGACGTGCAGGCGCAGCGGTCCGCGGTCGAGCAAGTCGTCCAGTTCACCAGCGGGCGCGACCAGTTGACGGTGATGGAAGGCATGGCCAAGTCGGTGTCCACGCTGCGGCGCTACATCGGCCTGCAGAAGTGCGCGGCCGTGATCGACATGGTGGCGCAGGAATTGCGCGACCACGCATACGAAAAGATCGTGCTCTTTACCTGCCACCGTGACGTGACGGTGACGCTGCAGGAGGGGCTGTCCAAGTTCCGGCCGGTGACACTCTACGGCGGCACCCCGCCTGCGACGCGCCAGGCCAACATCGACAAGTTCCGCAAGCAAAAATACTGCCGCGTGTTCATCGGCAATATCCGCGCGGCAGGCACCGGCATCGACGGGCTGCAGGACGTGTGCAGCGAGGTCGGCATGGTCGAGTGCAGCTGGACGCCGGCCGAGAACGCCCAGGCGGTCATGCGTCTGCACAGAATTGGGCAGGCAAACCCGGTTCGCGTGCGGGTGTTCAGTGTGGCGGACTCGATCGACGAGCATGTGCAGCGCAGGCTGCGCCGTAAGGCAGCCGAACTCACTCAGATTTTTGACTAGAGCATTGAGATTTTCCCAATGGCTATCCGTTCTCTTTACGACAACCAAGACGACATTCTCGACGCAATCGAAAAGCTACATTGCCTGACCGGATTTGACTGTGACCTTACCTACGGCAACGGCATGTTCTACCGAAAACGCAAAACGCCCGCGCATTGTTTTGACATCGAACCGCTGGCGCCGCACGTAACGAAAGCGTGCTCAATGGGCGTCCCGTTGGGGTCTGGAACCGTGTCGAATTGTGTGTTTGACCCCCCATTTATGACTTATGTTCGAGGCGGTCGCCAGCACAAAGATGGCAAAGTCGCGCTGACGAGTCGGTTTGGCGGCTACTGGACTTACGCCGAATTAGAGGATCACTACCGGCACACAATCAGTGAAGCGCATCGAATACTTAAACCGAAGGGAAGGCTGGTGTTTAAGTGTCAGGACATCATCCACAATCATCGCATGCACTGCACACACGCGCGGGTCATTCTGATGGCTGAATTGGAGGGCTTCCGGCTGTTAGACCTTTTCGTTCTTGCCGCCAAGCACCGCATGCCGGGACCGCAAAAAGGCATTCAACGCCACGCCCGCATTTGGCACTCTTATTTTTTGGTATTTGAGCGTTCTGCTTAACCTTGACGTTGACATTTTCTCAACACGTATTTAGTATCACACCCCACCACCTGAAAGGACTAGAACCGTGATCCAAGTGACGATGAGTTTTGCCGATGAAAACGCCCTGATCGCTTTTTTCCAGAATCGCAGCGCTCCGCCCGCGATCGACCCCGCCGTGATCAACCCGCCGACGACACCGCCGGCAGCCGCCGAGTCCACGAAACCGCGCGGCCGGCACAAGAAAGCCGAACAGCCCCAGCCCACCGTGGGAACCAACGGAGGCAGCACCAGCCCTGTCAATTCCGATGCCGGTAGTCTTGCGCCGGCAGGCGGTGCTCCGCAGGGTGATGGCGCCACGGGGACGCCGGTGGGCACTGCGCCTGCCGGCGTGGTCCCCACCGTCGAGGACGCCAAGAAAGCCGGCCTCGCCGTGACGGAGAAGTTCGGCCCGACAGAGGGCATGACGAAGGTGCGCGAAATCTGCGCGCGGCACGGTGTCAAATTGATTCGTGACCTGAAGCCCGAACAGGTCGTCGGCTTCATCAAGGATTGCGCCGAGGCGGTCGCTTGATCCCGCTGGTCGTGGTTGACGCCAAAGCGCGCACCTACGCGGCCTATCAAGGCCGCCAGTTGCGTCTAAAGGTCGAGTCGGTCGAGCGCCTGCTGGAACGCGCCGAGGTCGAGCAATTCCGCTGCAATCCGTTTGGCTTTGTCGGTGACGCCATTCTGCCGCCGGAGGCCGCATGACTGAACTCGCGCATAGCCCGATCGGGGCAAGCTCGATGTATCGCTGGTCGGCCTGCCCCGGCAGCGTCCGCCTGTCGCGTGGCATCGCGTCGAAGTCATCCAAGTATGCCGAGGAAGGCACGGAAGCGCATGAGTGGGCGGCGAAACTGGCGCTCGGTGAGTGCGCGATGAAAGACGCGCCGGAGGAAATGCACGACGCGCTTTCGGTTTACGTCGCCGAAATCCAACGGATCGTGGCCAACCCTGTGCCGGGCGTCCTCTACGTCGTTGACTACAAGCACGGCGCGGGAATCGCGGTCGAGGTCACAGGCAATCCGCAACTTCGATATTACGCGCTTGGAACTTTGGTGTCGGCGCCGGAGGTCGGATTGCTGGTCGAGCACAAGTTCGATCTGTTCTCGGTTTACCTTGGCCTATTCGGGACTGCCGACGCCGTGTTTCGGCAGGACGGGCCGATCGCCGAAGTGGAAATGGTCATCGTGCAACCGCGCTGCCCGCACCCTGCCGGTCCGGTGCGCCGCGAGCGCATATCGGCTGCCGATCTGATTGACTTCGCCACGGAGCTGATCGACTATGCCAAAGCCACGGAAAGTCCCGATGCACCTGTTGTCCCTGGCGATCATTGCCGCTTCTGCCCTGCTTCTGGCGCTGGTCGTTGCCCTGCAATTCGTGAAAAAGCCAACGCCGTCGCGGCCCGAGTGTTCGCCCCCGGCGTCACCTACGACGCAGCCGAACTCGCGGACGCATTACGTTGGGCGCCTGTCTTGGAAGCATGGCTGAAAAACATGCGCGAATTTGCGTACGCCGAAGCTGAAGCTGGGCGTTGCCCGCCAGGATTCAAGCTGGTGGCCAAGCGCGCCAACCGCGCGTGGAAAGACGTGGCCAGTGCCGAACAGGCGTGCAAAGCCCTCGGGCTTGGCGAACTCGAGATGTATGGCGAACCGAATCTGGTGTCGCCGGCACAGATCGAGAAAGCATTGACGGCGCGCAAGATCAAGCCTGCAGATCGAAAGGCCGCACTCGATCCGCTGGTGGAAAGTGTTTCAAGCGGTCACACCCTCGTTGCCGACTCCGACCCGCGCCCGCCGGTGCGACAGGACGCGGCAGAGGTTTTCTCAAACGTCTGAAAGGAAAACTGCAATGCCCGGAAAAAACGTCATCACTCCCGAGTTTCGCGCGTCCTACCCGAATCTGATCGAGCCGCGCAAGAACGATCTGAACGGCAAGATGGAATACAGCGTGGTCGCGGTGTTCGCGCCCGGCGCTGATCTGTCGGCGCTCAACAAGTCGATCGCCGATTTGCTGACCGAAAAGTTCGGCGCCGACAAAGCCAAGTGGCCGAAGCCCATGCGCAACCCCATTCGCAAGAATGAGGAAAAAGAAAAGGACGGCAAGCTGCCCGAGGGCTACGAGGCCGGTGGCCACTTCATCACGTTGAAGGCGACACAACGCCCCGGCCTGGTGGACAGCAACGTGCAACCGATCATCGACGCCACGCAGTTTTTCGCTGGCTGCTACGCCCGTGCGCAGGTCAACCCGTATTACTACGAACAGAAGGGCAACCGCGGCGTGTCGTTCGGGTTGAACAACGTGCAAAAACTCCGCGATGGGCCGGCGCTCGGCAACCGCATGAAAGCCGAGGACGCTTTCGAGCCGGTGGCAGAGGCGGCTGGCGCGGCTGGTGGCGACAGCATTTTCGACTGATCCTTGCGAGGCTTACGCGCCCCTTCGGGGGCGCTCTTTTTCTTTATGGCACCGATTCTCCACATCGACTTCGAAACCCGCAGCGCCGTCGATTTGCGCACGGCTGGGTTGCATCGCTACGCCACCGATCCGACGACGGACGTGTGGTGCGTCGGTTTCGCTTTAGGCGAAACGGACATAGAGATTGCGTCAGCAAGCGACATGGCGCCGTTGTACGAACGTAGCGTTTTCGATTTTGTGCGCGACGGGATCACCGTCTGCGCACACAACGTCGCTTTCGAGTTGGCCATCTGGAATCACATCATGGCGCCGCGCTACGGCTGGCCGCCGCTAAAGCCCGAGCAATGCGTCTGCACGATGGCGATGGCGTACTCGATGTCCCTGCCCGGCTCGCTTGAAAACGCGGCGGCGGCGGTCGGCATCGAGGAACGCAAAGACCAAGCCGGCCGGCGCGTGATGCTGCAACTGTCGAAACCACGGGAGGTGAAACCCGATGGCACCCTGGTCTGGTGGGACGACCCCAAGAAGCTCGACGCTCTTTATTCCTACTGCAAACAGGACGTGGCGGTTGAGCGCGAATTGCACCGTCGGCTACGCCCGCTGTCGGATTCAGAGCGACAAGTTTGGTTACTTGACTACCGAATCAATCAGCAAGGTGTCGCTGTGGATCGGGACGGCGTGGCTGCTGCAATTCAAGTGGTCGAGGACGAAGCGGCACGACTGAATACCGCCATGCGCGAAGTCACGGGCGGCGCAGTATCGACCTGCAGTGCGGTCGGCCAGCTTGGCGACTGGATCAAGTGGCAGGGTGTCAAGATGGACGGCGTGGCAAAGGCCGACGTGATTGATGCGTTAGCCGGCGACACGTTGCCGGAACGTGTCGAAAAAGCCCTGAAATTGCGACAGGAGGCGGCCAAAGCCTCAACCGCCAAACTGAAGCCGATGGTGTCGGCGGCCGGTGCCGATGGCCGGCTGCGCGGCATGTTCCAGTATCACGGCGCGGCCACGGGCCGGTGGGCGGGTCGGCTGGTGCAGCTGCACAACATGCCGCGCCCGCGTGCTGGGGTGAAACCGCACCACGTCGAAGCCATGATCGAGCTTATGCAGGCCGGCGACATCGACGGGCTGGATATGCTGCATGGCCCGGTGCTCGCGTCGGTGTCCGATTGCCTGCGCGGGTTTCTGGTGGCCGCGCCCGGCTTTGATCTGATCGCGGTGGACTTCGCCAACATCGAAGGGCGGGTGCTGGCGTGGCTGGCGGGGGAACAATGGAAGGTCAACGCATTCAAGGAGTTTGACGATGGGAATGGTCCAGACTTATATCTGGTCGCAGCGTCGCGCATTTTCGACTGCAGCGTGGACGCGGCCAAGCCTCACCGCCAGGTCGGCAAGGTCGCCGAACTGGCGCTCGGCTACGGCGGCGGGATCGGGGCTTTTCAGACGATGGCCAAAGGTTACGGTGTTGTTGTGCCTGACGAAAAAGCGGACGGCATTAAGACGGCGTGGCGCGCGGCCCACCCGAAAATCGTGGACTTTTGGTATGCGCTTGAGTCTGCTGCGATTGCTGCGGTCCTGCAACCCGGAAGCACGCAGAAGGTCGGGCGCATCGCGTTCAAGGTGAAGGGCAGTTTCCTCTGGTGCCAGTTGCCAAGCGGCCGCCTGCTTTGTTATCCTTACCCGCGCGTTGAGATAATCCCAACGCCGTGGGGCGCCGACAAGGACGCCCTTACCTACAAGACGACCCCGCCACAAGATGCCAAGAAACGCTACAAGGTGTTGCCCGACCCGTCCAACACGAATTCGTGGGTGCGCATGAGTTCGTACGGTGGCGAGATTTGCGAAAACATCACGCAAGCGGTGGCGCGCGATCTGCTGGCCGAGGCGATGCTGCGGGTGGACACGTGGGGTTTCCAGATCGTAATGCACGTGCATGACGAAATCGTGGTTGAGGCGCCGGAAGGTCACGGCGACGTGGATGACGTGTCTGCGGTCATGAGCAAAACCCCCGAATGGGCCGCCGGTCTGCCCGTTGCGGTCGAGGGTTGGCGCGGAAAGAGGTATCGCAAGTGAGTCTGCGCATCGTGCCGCTAACGTTGGCGCAGCTCAACGAGTTTGTGGAGAAGCACCACCGCCACCACAAGAAGGTTCAAGGCCATAGATTTAGTCTGGGCGTTGAGTCTGACGGCGAACTTGTGGGCGCGTGCAGCGTCGGCCGCCCGGTGGCGCGCGGGTGCCCGGCGTATGAAGTGGCTGAAGTGACGCGGCTTGTGACGAACGGCACGAAAAACGCATGCTCGATTCTATATGCGACGGCTGCACGCATCTGTAAGGAAATGGGCTTTAAAAAGATTCAAACATACATTCTGGATTCAGAGAACGGCGCGTCGCTTAAGGCAAGCGGGTGGTCGTTCGAGGACACCACAATGGGCGGCGACTGGAATCACTCGGCAGCATACGCGGGACGCCGCCGCACAGACCAACCGCAATGCCCGAAGCAACGCTGGGCGAAGGAGTTTTAATTGGCCGACGAAGCCGACCGCGGCAACGATGCCGCTGAACTGTTCCTGAAGATCGCGCGCGACAACGTGCCTGCTGCTGTGCCTGCCGAGGGCATCGGCATCTGCATTAACTGCGGCGTCGATGTTGAGGGGGATCGCCGCTGGTGCGGTGTCGAGTGCCGCGACGATTATTTGTGGGCGACGAACCGTGGGCGTTGACATCTTGCAAGGCGATTGCCGTGAAATGATGGAGTTTTGGCTGGCGCCAAAGTCAGTCCAATGCTGCCTCACCAGCCCGCCATACTTCGGCCTGCGCGACTACGGACACGCCGGGCAGATTGGCCTAGAACAGACGCCCGACGAATACGTGGCGAAGATGGTCGAGGTATTCCGTTGCGTGCGCGATGTGCTGGCAGATGATGGGACGCTGTGGCTGAACCTCGGGGACAGCTATTCCGCACAAGGCGGCGCGCAGGTTCAAGGCACGAAACAAGCCAAGGGGTCGCAGTCTGGTGCTTGGGGTGGTGAAAGCCGCAAGGGCGTTGCCGGTCTGAAACCAAAAGACCTGATCGGCATCCCGTGGCGCGTTGCCTTCGCCCTGCAAGCGGACGGCTGGTATCTGCGGCAGGACATCATCTGGCACAAGCCTAACCCCATGCCGGAAAGCGTCACCGACCGCTGCACCAAGGCGCACGAGTATGTGTTCCTGCTCTCCAAGGGGCCGCGATACTACTTCGACAGCGAGGCGATCAAGGAACAAAGTAACGAGGCGGATCGCCCGCAACGTCGCCGTGCCATCGAGATAGCCAAGGAGGCTGGGCTGACGCAAGCACACTTTGACGCCATCCGCGCCTGTGGGGCCACCGACGCCGGTAAGAGCCAAGTGACTCAAGATGGCTACATGAAGAATGCGCCAGCGGTTCAGATGCTTGCTGACGAGGCCAAGGCTGCACTCGGCGGTTATTACAGGGAGTTCACGTTCTCGGACAAAAAGAACAAGCGATCCGTCTGGACCGTCACGACCAAGCCCTTCAAGGGCGCGCACTTCGCCACCTTTCCGCCCGATCTGATCGAGCCGTGCATCCTCGCCGGCAGCCGGCCCGGCGACTTGGTGCTGGACCCGTTCGGTGGTGCGGGGACGACTGGATTGGTGGCCAAAAAACACGGGCGCAATGCGGTGTTGTGTGAATTGAACCCTGACTACGTTCGCCTGGCGAAAGATCGGATCGGCGCATGACAAAAACAGAACAAGCCCTCGCCCTCGCAGCAAAAGGTTTTTACGTATTTCCGGTTTGTGAAAATCGAAAAGCCCCGCCCCGGATGGAAGGCTGGCAGCGCCACGCCTCGCGCGACACGAACAAGATCGTCGATATGTGGCGCTCGCACCCGAACGACAATATCGGTATTTCAACTTCCAAGTTCGGCCGCGGTGAAGCACTGATCGTGGTCGATGTGGACAACAAGGACGGAAAAGATGGCGACGGAGAATTGCTCAAACTCGAATTGGCAGGGTTTGATTTTGCCCCCACGATGGAGAATCGCACGCCGACGGGTGGACGGCATCTGGTATATCGCGCTGTTCGAGCCGCAAAGCAAGGCGCCAACGTGCTTGCTGCCGGGCTGGACATCAGGTCTAAGGGCGGGTATTTCATCGGGCCTGGATCCGAAATCAACGGAGCTTTCTATCACGCTTCGGATGAACCCGTCGCTGTCGCCCCTCAGTGGCTCGTCGATCGCCTCGGACAACCCGCCGAGCGAGTCCCCGCCGACCGACCTGCCGAGCCCGCCCCCGAGTCCGCATTAGATCGGGCGAAGCATTACCTTCTGAACGAGGCTCCCCTTGCTACACAAGGAGAGGCTGGCGACGAAACGACCTACAAGGTGGCAGCCCGGCTGAAGGACTTGGGACTGAATGCCCACCAAGCCAACGCCGCGATGGTCGAGCACTGGAACGACCGCTGCGCACCGCCGTGGGAAGGCCACGAACTCGCGCGCAAGGTCAATAACGCCTTCCGTTACGGCACCGAACAGCCGGGTGCCGCGATGCCCGAGAAAGCGTTTGAGCCTATCGCCCTTGCCGATAACCGCGAAGTATCGGAAAAACCGATGGACGCGCACCCGTTCACGGTCCTGAACCGCAACTACGCTTTCGTCGTCGCAGGTGGCGGCAGCCACATTCTGCACATGACCTATGACGCCTACAACCGGCCGGAAGTGAAGCATCTGGACAAGCAGACCTTCCACGACAAATACCTGTCGTGGACGATGCAGTGCGGCAAGAAGGACGAACTGGTGACGAAGCTCTGGATGTGTAGCCCCGATCGCCGGTCATACGACGGCATCGTGTTCGACCCCGAGAAAGGGGCGGACGTCGCCACGGGGGATCGCAAGTATTTCAACCTTTGGCGCGGCTTTGCTTACGCACCGCTGGCCGCCGACGAACAGCCCACACGGGAGGCGCAGGATGCCGTCAACACTTTCTTCGAACACGCCCGCGATAACGTATGCGGAGGCAGCGATGCGCTTTACCGATGGCTCATCGGCTTTTTTGCGCATCTGGTGCAGCGACCCTGGGAAAAACCGCTGGTCGCTCTGGTGTTCCGTGGCGGGAAGGGTGTGGGAAAAAACGCTCTCATCGAGCGAATTGGAGCGTTGCTTGGTGGGCATTTCCTGCTTACTTCCAACCGACGATTCCTCACCTCAAACTTTAACGGCCATTTTGAAAACTGCCTCATGTTCGTCATGGACGAAGCGTATTGGGCAGGCGATAAGCAGGCTGAAGGCCAGATTAAAGATTTGATCACAGGGGGCTTTCATGTCATCGAGCACAAAAACAAAGAGCCGTTCAAAGTCGAAAACCGCACGCGCGTCGTCATCGTCGGCAACGAGGAATGGCTTGTCCCTTCGTCCAACGACGAACGCCGTTTTGCTGTATTTGACGTTGGCGATGGGCGCAAGCAGGACCGCGCTTATTTTGAACAGATGCGCGTCGGCATGGAGCGTGGCGGATATCGACTACTTCTGCGGACGCTTCAAGGCATATCTCTTGACGGCTTTGACTGCAATGCAGCGCCAGCCACGAAAGGCTTGCTCGACCAGAAAATCAACAGCCTCGATGCAGTCGGCAAGTGGTGGCTCGACTGTTTACACGAAGGCAAGCTCTCGGGCGGCGACTTCGAGGAACGCTGGCCGGCACAAGCCGAATGCGACCGTGTGCGCATCGCCTTCCGCCGCTGGGCGCGGGACACGAACCAGGGCGTGAAGTTCATGAGCGACACCGCGTTCGGCAAAGCGTGGCACCGCATGTCGTCGGTGAAGTCGTCGAAGATGCGCCACGGCGACGCGCTCACCAACAGCTACAAAATCCCCACGCTCGAAGCTGCCCGGCACGATTGGGAGAAATTCGTGGGGCAGCGGGTGGAGTGGCCTTGCGAGTCCGCTTAACGCAGATTGACGGCGCCCTTCCAAATGTCGCCTTAATGAAGTTGGCGCATTGGCACCGGAGCCGCGGCGATAACGTGCTGTTGACCCGACACCTTGACCGTGACTTTGTAGAACACGACTACGACGTGGTTTACGGGAGTGTCATTTTTAAATTCAGCGCAGATCGGCTTGCGCGGTTTAAACAGAACTGGCCTGGCGCGATTGTCGGCGGCACCGGCTCCGGGTCAAACACGACTGTTGAAACGATAACCGGTGGCGAACACCGAGGCTGGGACTACGACGACTACCCCGAGTTTAAAGAGTCGATCGGGTTCACGCAGCGCGGGTGCCGTCTGAAATGCAAGTTTTGTGTGGTGCCTGCCAAAGAGGGCAAGAACCGCAGCGAGTTCACCATCCGCGACATATGGCGCGGCGGCGATCACCCGCGCAAGATTCACTTACTCGACAACGATTTTTTCGGGCAGCCAAACTGGCGGGATCGTGTAGACGAAATCAACACCGGCGGGTTCAAAGTGTGTTTGAGCCAAGGCATTAACGTTCGACTAATCGACGACGAGGCCGCTGCCGCCTTGGCAACGATCCAATACCGCAACACGAAATTTAACGCGCGGAAACTCTACACAGCGTGGGATAATGTTGGCGACGAGAAAGTGTTTTTCCGCGGCGTGGACAGACTGGAACGCGCCGGCATTCCGCCGAAACACTTGATGGCGTACATGTTGATCGGTTTTGATCCGGCCGAAACGTGGGACCGGATCTGGCACCGTTTTAACCGCATGATTGAGCGCGGGATTGAACCCTACCCGATGGTGTTCGACCGCAGCCGCAAAGACCTACTGTGCTTTCAACGATGGGTGATCGTCGGGCTTTACCGATGGGTGCCGTGGGGTGATTACAAGCGCAACACCAAGTCGATTGAGTCGGAACTGGCGTGGCTGTTCGCGTCTTAGCGACGCAGATACGGATTCCCGATAAGCGGCGCCTCGTTTCGCTCGAACGCGCGCTGTTGTTCCTGCCGGCGTTGCTGTTCCTGCATTTCGTAAATCCGTTCGCGCTGTTGTTCAAGCTGGCGCTGCTGTTCCCACTCGCGCGCCGACGGTCCCGACTCGGCGCGGTAGTTGTCGGTCGGGCGCCACGGGTTGAAAGTCTGTTCGGCCAGCAGCAAGGTCGGTGTAAGCAAAAGTGCGAAAAACAGCACACGCATGATCGTTCTCCGGTGGACTTGACACGGCCAGCATGCGCCGGAAAATAGGTGGCGTCAATAATCCTTTAGTTGCAACCGCTGAGCAACCACGAGCGTCAGCGAGTGGTTATTAGTGTTTGAGAATCAAACACTTCAACCTGAAAGATTGATTGGTTCGATCCCAGTACCGCCCACCATGTTTTCCCTCAACGTTCCCACTGCGCCTTCCCTAAAGTGTTGCTTTACTTGCAACACTTACTTTTTTCCATTACTATAATCTCAACGACTTTACAGGGGCTTAACGCCTCTGCGACATTCTTGCAACCTTGACGCAACCACGGAGCCAACATGATCAGTCCCGCCGGCATCAAAACCCTGCAACCCGGTCGCGTCCTGCGTGACGACGTAGTGACCGGACTCGAAGTGCGTTCGTTCGCCAACGGACGCCAAGTATATTACCTGTGGTTCAGGACGAAGCTCGGCAAAGCGCGACACCCGAAGATCGGCGATTGCGCCGTGATGTCGCTGGCGGACGCGCGGCGCATCGCAAAGGAAATGCTCACCGAAGTCGCCGCCGGCCGCGACCCGATTGCCGACCGCGGCAACGCCAAGCGCGAACCGACGATGGCCGACCTGTGGGACAAGTTCTGGACGCTGCATGCGCGCCACCTGAAATCGGGCGAGGACTACCGCCGCATGTGGGAGAAGATCATCCGGCCAAAGCACGCCGAAACACGGGTGCGGGGCTTCACCTACGAGGCCGCAGTGGGTTTGCACCGTGGCTTCGAGGCCACGCCCTACCAGGCCAACCGGATCCTGCAATTCCTGTCTGTGATGTTCAACTTCGCCGAGCGCCCGCTGAAGTGGCGCGACCTGCACTCCAATCCCTGCGCCGGCATCAAGCACTATCAGGAAATCAAACGCAGACGTTACGCCACGCCGGATGAACTGACGGCCATCAACAAGGACTTGGCGGCGTGGGAAGCCGAGCGCCCGCAGGAAGTCGCGTTTATTTACCTGTTGCTCTACTCCGGCGCGCGCCCCGGCGAGATTGAAACGGCGCAGCGCGCGTGGCTGGACACCTTGCCCGAGGGCGGTGGCGTGCTGCGCTTGCCCGACTCCAAAACCGGCCAGCGTGACGTCTACCTGCCGCCGCAAGCAATGGCCGTCATCGGCAAGCTCCCCGAGTATCGGGACGGCACGATCTGCGGGCGCGACCAGCCGCGGAAGTTTTGGGCGAACGTGCGCCGGCGCGCAGGCTGCCCGGACCTGCGCATGTATCCCGACCTGCGCCGGTCGTTCGCCACCACGGCGTTTTCGGCCGGGTTGTCGATCGACGCGGTGGGCGGGATGCTTGGCCACAAAACGCGGCAGACGACGCTGGTGTATGCGCATTTGCGCGAGGATGCCGCCGCGCAGGCGTCCACGGCAGCCGGCAATGCGATGGCGATGCTACTTCAGGGCAAAGGCAAAGCAGACGTTGGCGCCAGCGTAGAACAGCCAGGCGGTGCCGATCAGCAGGCTGCGGTCGAGGTAGAACCCCGCAGCGACCAGCCCGTATAGACCGGCCGCTGCGATCAGGGGCCAGAAGGTCATTTGGCCGCGACGCCGTTGATCTTCTCCACCGTGCGCAGGCCGCCGAGCCCGAGCAAGCCGAACAGCAGCGGCATCATTTCCCCGAGGTCGGCCGGCGCAATGGCGATCGGGTGATTCCAGATGGCCACTGCCAGAAACTTCGCCGCCGGCAGGCCGATCCAGTTCCACGCGCAGCCCGCACCGCACACCCAGCCGATGAACGGACGCCAGCCCGACACGAAGATCGACGGGTTCGACGCCTCCTGCGCGTTGACCTTGATCTGCTCCAGTGCCAGCGAAAACTCCTGCGTCTGCAGCGTGGCCATCATATCGAGCTTGGCCTTGTCGGCTGCGGCTTTGTCCGGTATCAGCCGGTCAACCACCTTCCCCACCAGATCGAAAATCGGAAGCACAAGCGGTCCCATTTAAACCTCCATCGCCAGTTTGAAAATTCGTTTCAGCCACCCCGTCCCGTAGACATCGAAGTTACGGGTGCCGGTGTAACGCAGGGCGCGCGCCGCCAGATACAGCGCGCACAGTTCCTTCTGGTCGGCCTTACGTATGGCGGCCAGCGTGTTGTTGCCAATCGCGCCGTCCTGCGGCACGTTGGCGGCTTTCTGCAGCATCTTCACCGCGGCGTCGCAGCCCTGGTTCACGGCCGCGTCGAACACCAGAGCATTCAGTGGCCACGGCAGATCGTCGCAGCGCGTCGGCTTCCAGTATTTTTCGGCATAGATTTGACCGGCCGCTGCCTGTGTCAGCGCGCGAATATCCACGTCGGGGTGATCCCGTTTTGTGATCCCCCAATTCGTTTCGCCGCCGGGGTCGCGCGGGTCGTTGACGTAGCCGCCCTCTGCACCAATGACGAGAGCGAACGCTTTATCAAAATCTGCCATTCAAATTTCCTTTCCACACATGCGTTTCGACGCTTCTTTGACGATGGACTTCAACGCTTCCATCGTCACGGTTTGGCAGCCGCCTTCACGCAGGCAGGCCGCCGCTTCCTCTTTAGACAGGACCATGACCACGGTGCCGTCACCTTTTCGCTCGACCTCGATCGCCGGCGCCGGGGAGAAGTGGCAGGTCGCCAGCAGGAACGGTAGCAACAGCGCGGTCTTTTTCATGAGTACGCCTTTTCCAGAAAAGCCAATGACACAAACATCGGGTCGTAACGCCCGGCTTCGACTTCGTGTTTCACCACGATTTGCCGGCGCTGGCTGTTGCCCTGATAGCCAAGGTAATTTTCGTCGTGCAGGTAGCATGTGCCGCAGAACAGGCCGATCTGCTGCGTCTTTTTGTGCATGGCGATGTCGGTGTGCTGGACGTGACCCATCGTGCATGACCGCTGGCGCTCGCGCAGCATCGCCGCCGCGCTCGACGCCGGCCTCCCGAGCACACCGCTGGTGAAGTAGTGCGCGTATTCGATGCCGTCGATTTCCACCACTTTCAGAAAGTCGTGAACTTTCCAGCCATACTCGGCGATGCCCAAGTCCGTGATGTCGAACTTGCCGACGTATTCGGGGTTGGCGTCGGCCAGCCGCACGATGCGGTGTTCGTGGTTGCCGAGCGTGAATTCCTTGCGTGGTTCATATTTTTCCGTGGCCGTGCGGTTGTAGTCGTCGATTGGCTTCAGCAGCTTTTCCATCGCCGTCTGTCCGGCCTTGACGCAGTTGACGTAGCGCCGGCCTTCGAATGGCAGCTTGCCTTTGTCGTAGGCCGACAGCGATTCCATGTCCCAAAAGTCACCGATGCAGATGACCACGTCCGGCTTTTTCTCGACGATGTAATTGCCGATCCACTCCAAGTGATCGTTGCGCACACCGGGCTTTGACTGCACATCGGGGATGACCAGGTGCATGCGCCCGATGCGCTGCCGCTGGTAGACCCGTGGCGCGTCCTTGCGAAACGTCGGGCGCAGGCCGCGCGCCCGTCCTTGCTCAACGCGGTAGTCGATCACGCGGCCGGTCGCGGCGGTCGCACCCGCCTTGTGCGCCATGTGGCCACTGCCGTATTCCTCGACGAGATTCATGGCCTCGATGATCAGCGCGTCGGACAGTTTTGGAGTGGGCATCAAAACCCCTTCAATGGCCAGCCCATTCGCCGGCAAACGATTTTGGCCAGCGCCTTGAAATTGGCGTCGTGGTCTTTCAGTTCGGCGTCGCCCTGCTTTTCCAGAACCATGTGGACAATCTCGTGCGCCAGCGTGCGCAGGACTGCGTAGGGCGTCTGGTCGGGGCAAATGTCGATCTTGTCCTGGTGCGGATAGTGGAATCCGTCGCAGCCCTTCTTGCGGCGCAGGCGCAGCGTCACCACGTCGGGCAGCACGCAATCGTGAAACGCCGCGCGAATCAGGAATTCGTAGGCGGCGCGCAGTGCTTCGTCGTCAAGCCAGTGGCTTTCGACTGCGTTCATTTTTGGGAAATGATCAACGTCTTGAGTTCGTCAATGGACTTGTAAACACCGATCAGTCCATCGCGCAATTCCTTGCGACTGGTTTCCGAGCGATCAACGTATTCCTTGAAGTCGATCTTGCTCAAAGCGTTCTCCGCTTTCGCCTCGACGTGTTCAATGCGCGCGTGGATCAGGCCGAACGTCACTTTGCCAATCCCCGAAACGACGGCCAGAAACGGCGCCCACAGATTGTCGGCAAGCCACGTCAGCATCGTCGGATCGGGGGCGGCGCTCATAGTTTCACCAACGGCGCAACGTCTGGATTTTCCGCAAGAAACGCTTCCAGCTTTTTTTGTGGTGTTTCCGCAGAGGCTTGCAACGCGGCTACGTTTGCTTCAAACGCCAAAACTTCTGGCGCATCGTTTGAATACTCGACCACCGAAAACGACTGTGCGCAATTAAACGGGCCGCCGACAATTACATTATTTTCCACTCGGTATAGCATTAGTCGTTTCTCCCTCGATAATCCGTCCAGCCAAGCGTTGCAATTCGCACAACGTCTGACGCACCGCTGGCGCTAACGCGATAACCGATTTGCGCAGAAGCGTTTGTCATTATTTCAACAGAGCCAACAGCCTCGTTCGCGCCGGAATATGACATCATGCCCAGCGGCGCAGCGGTGCTGGATGGCGCCTCGTCTGCCGCATCGAGGTCGCGCAGGTACACACTTACGTTAGACGATGTGCCGGGAAAGAATGCTGCGTTAATTAAAGCCTTTACCTTGACCCCAGTTGGAACGCTGGCAAGCGTGGCGGTCACAGCGGCAGTGCCGGGGTTCGTCGTATTTACGTCAAGAACTGACGCGGACCAGCGAAAATAATCGCCCGTCTGCTTGAACAGTACCCACTGCGCAGAACCGTTAGTTTTACCCGCACCAATCCGCCGGTACTTCCCGCCTACATACGAACCGTTTAATGTAGGCGCACTGGCTGACAGCGAGAAAGTGACGTCAGCAGAGCCGCCAGCAGACGTGTCAATCGCATAAAAGTGGTACCAGGTGTTATTCGCAATCGCGCCAGTGTCAAGACCGCCGTTGCCCGTGCCAGTTGCAAAAGCCGATGTCGTCTTAGCCATAGACGAGGCGAGCGATATGTATGCCGCGTTCGTGCTGTCCGTGGCCTGCCCTGCAGCTACGCTCATGGTTGTCGAACTGCCAGCCGTGCTCAACGCCATGCCTGCGAGCGCGCCGCGCACTATCCCACTCGCAGCCCCGTTCAGCGTCGTTCCCGACATCGACAAGCCGGTGCCGAGCGTAATCGCGGCGACGTTTCCGGTCGAACCGCGGCCAAGCAACTGCGAAGCCGACAGCGCGACATCAGTGGGCGCTGCAGAACTCGCCGTCGCGTTGGCCTTAACCGTGTTCGCAGCCATGTTCGCCAGCTTGGCGTTGGTCACGCTGCCGTCCGCCGGAACTTGCAAAGTCGCACTGCCGGCGTCGAGATTAGTCAATCCCGTGCCGCTACTGTTCCACGCAATGACTTTGCTTGCCGCCGGCGTCGGCAGCGTCAGCGTGGCGCTGGACGTGTCTGAATCGGAAAGAGTGAGCGAGCGCGACAGCAAATCCCGCACACGGCGCACCATCAACGTCAGAACGTCGAGCCCTTTTTCCACCGACTCGGCCGGGAGGGGATCGTTGTTGACCAGATCGAGGGTTTGCTGCACCGTCGGGTCGGCGTAGATGATGACGTTTTTGCCGGTGGCCGGCGCCGCCGAAAACACTACGTTT